ATACTCAAGGTTATGGCTGATGATGCGAAAAAAGGCGTATCATTCATGCTTAATCATAACTGGAGCAACTGGGGTGGCATTCAAGCGGTTCCTTACGGCAAGGTATTTGATGGTGCAGTAGAGAAAAGCTCAGAAGATGGAGAAACTGTCGCCTTATACTTGACAAAATACATTGTTCGTGATGATGAGGTTGTGGATGGGGTGTCTGCCAATGCTCTTATTAAGAAGATTGAAACTGGTGTATTATCTGATACCTCCATAGGCTGGGGAACCGATGTAATGACCTGTTCTATTTGCGGTATGAATTATTACAGTCGGGATTGCAGTCATGTTCGAGGGGTAACTTATGAGCTTGCAGACGGTTCAAAAAAAGTTTGTACCGTGACAGCAATGCCACCATCAGTGATAATTCCATACAACAACAATGCTCTTTATGAGGAAAGCATTGTATGGGATGGTGCTTATCCGGGTGCTGCTGTAACACAGGCAAAACATGGCGACATCATAGAAACTCCAATGGGCAATTTCAGGGTTGTTGACGAAAAAGAAGAATTGCCGGAAGGAACGCTGTTTCATGGCTATTACCACAACGGCGATATTGTTGCAATGGTCAAGAAATCCGACCGTAAGAAATTCTATGCAGTCGGATTTGATAATGCAAATGATACTGATAAAACTTCAATAACAATGACGAAAGGTGGTGAAAACGCTATGAATGAAAAGGTTTTAAAGATGCTTGAGGCATTTGGCGTTGAGTATAAGGAAGGCGAAACTAAACCGGAGGATGCTCTAAACAATCTGGCTGAAAAGTGGAGCAATACTTCACAGGTAGAGCTAAAAGAAGATAATACTGAAGCTTACATGACACAAGAACAGGCTAAAGAAGCACTGGGCGCAGAATTGAAAGCTGACGAGGTATTAAGCCTTGCGAAAGAAGGACAGGAATACCGCAAACAGCTTATTAACGAGGCTCTCGCTATGGGCGTTCGTGCTATGGGTAACGACTTCCCGAAGGAAACATATGAAAAGACATTTGCATCTATGGCGAGCAAAGATATTAAGGCTATCATGCAGACATGGGAAAAGCAAGCTAAGGACGCCATTCCGGCAGGCAGAAAGACCGATCCGGCAGCTGGACAGAAACAGTCAGTATCACTCCCCGATGTAGCATTCAAGGTTGGCAAGTAAATGCGACATATTCAATTAAATGCTTAAATATGCAATTAAACAAAATTGAAACCGCTCAATAGGCGGTTATTTTTATGTCAATTTTTAGGAAAGGAAGTGTTGAATATGCCGAGAGGCGGAATTTCATTTGAAGGTATCGGTTTTCAGGCTGCAACTTTCAAGGCTGGCGACGGGATTAAGGCTTTGGTTGCAGCAGCCAATCGTGATGCAGTTGTTGGTTTACCTGTTGTGATCACCGGTGCGGCAACAGTTGATTTGGGGAATGACGGTGATACCGTATTCGGTTTTATAGACGCTTATGAAAATGACGGTCACTGCACAGTTCAGTTCAGAGGTTTCAGGACTGACGTTCCCATTGGTGATACTCCACCGACTGTTGGAAAGATTGCAGCTGTTGACGGCACTGGCAAGATTAAGGACAGCGCCGAAACAGCAAAATTGCGCGCACCTGTAGTTGTCGAGGTTGACGAGGACGAAGGTGTCGCAACTGTATTTTTAGGCTAATAAGAATTTTAGGAAGGAGTGAAGAATATGCCTTTTGTATTATCTCAACTTACTGATGATATGTATAGAGAAGCGCATTCTAAGGAAATGACGCTTTCTATGTATCTTGAAACTCTTGATCCTTCTCCGGAAGGAAGTACACTTGACGCTTTTGAAAGGCTTCTGAAACAAGCAGGCATTATAACTCAGAGCATACCAGAAAAGAATATTTTTGCTTCAAAAGTTGAAGCATTCTATCGCACCAATGAAAATAAGCTGCTGTTTCCCGAATACATTGCAAGAACGCTTGTTCAGGCAATGACCGAATATCCAGTATTCAATTATCTTGTAGCATCCAGAACACCTATAGACAGCAATGTATATAAAGCAGCTTACCTTGATATGGATGACCCGAAGAATAAGAAAGCCACCGAAATGAGAAGAGTAACTGAAGCAGCTGATCTGCCGACTGCAAGGTTGAGACTTGGCGAAACTGCTATTACCCTTTACAAATATGGCCGTGCTATTGAAGCATCATATGAGGCAGTTCGCAGGATGGATATTAACCTTTTAAATATCCATATCCAGGAAATCGGGCTTCATGCAGCAGACAACAAGGTTGCCGAAATTTTGAACGTCATTAGGGACGGCGATGGCAACAATAATGCTGCACCAGTTCACAAATCCAGTGAACTTGACAGCCAGGCAACCAATAATCTCACCGACGAAGCCTTTATTAGATTCCTCCTGAAGTTTTATCCTCGCAAATGTAATACCATTGTTTCTGACGAGGATGGTCTTGTTCAGTTAATCAAAGTGCTTTATCCGACATATGCGACAGCAAGACTGATGGACGAACTTATTGCAAGAGGTCTGAATGTTTCGGTAACATTAGGACAAGACCTGTTTGCCAACGTTACATTGCTTTACAGCCCGCATGCAAAGAAAATTAATAATAAGATAACCTATTACGGAATTAACAGAGAATCTGCAATCGAGGAAATCTTTGAGGTGGGTTCAACAATTAGCGAAGCTGATAAGTTCATTAAGAACCAGACACAAATACTGACCGTATCTGAAAACAGCGGATTCCGCAAGATACTTAAGGGTTCGTCAAAAATCCTGACAGTCGAATAAGGGGGTGACCCCTTATGCCTAACAAAATACTAACCAGTGAAGGTTGGGAAGAACGGGTACGTTCAAAACTGGGCGTACCCGATGCTTATCTTCCTGATGAAATTATTCAACAACCGGAATTTATTTCCGTAGCCGAGGCAACAATTATCGGTCAAGTGCCAGATTATGAAAATCTTACCGGTGACGACAGAACTTTTCTTGAGGCTGCCGTTGTTTGTGCCTGTGCTGCTCTGCTATGCCCGGGTATGCCTGCAAGGTTGCCGAACAGGGAAACTGGACCGCATGAATCATATTCCCTTTATACTGATTGGAATAATGTAAAAGCTGAACTGGAAGCCGAACGTGATAGATACATTGGCATGATTTCAACGGTGTCAATCTCGGATATTCCTCATTTTATAGTAACATAAGGCGGTGATTTCGTTGGCATATGCAGGTAAATATTTAAGAGCCAGAGGACAAACCGCTATTATTGAACGGGATGCGCCTGTTGTGACAAAGGTATCTATCAAACGTTCAACACGGTCAAACAGTGATCCTGGGGCCCGTGAAGCGTTTTGGGAAGGATTAATTCTTGCGGAAAGCGGCTTGCAAAGCGGTGAAATTATAAGCATAAATGGTGTCAAATACCTTATTCAATCCGTTGATCTTGATCCGGCTTCCGGCGAACTTGCATTCTTTTCCGCAAAGACTAATGCTGTTATAACTCAGAAAAGATATATGGAATACCTTGATGAGCATAACAATATTGTCAAGGGCTGGGATGACATTAATACCAACGTTCCGGTATTTGGAATGGTTGTAACAGCAAAACTGCGACAAGAGGACCCAGGGATACTTGACCAGACCAGATACATTATCCAGGCACCGAAATGGATTAATGCTAAGCTGCTCGACAGGATAATCTTTGTTGATGAACCCGATATTCATTATCAAATTGAAAGCATTGATCCCCTCTCCCTTACTGGTGTAGTTAGAATTCAGCTCGGAATTGATGTCAGGGGGGATTGATTACTATGTCTATCCGTTTTGATATGCAAGGAATGGTTAATGCCTTACGCCGTGAGCTTATAGAAGCCATGAAACAACTTCAACAGGAACTGCTTAATGAAGCCAAACAGGGAATGCTTACTCGGGAAGGTGCTGAAAGTCTCAAGAATGAGGAAATAGAAGATATTGCGAAAGTTATTACTGCTGCTATTTCCGGCGGTGCTTGGGCTGCTATGGATGAATGGGGAACCGGTCACATGATGGATACCTCAAACCCTGCTTATCGGGAATACGTAAACAGCCCATATTGGAACCCGTTAAGGCAGGGTGATAATTACATCCGCGGCAGACCTAAAGGAAGCTATACCGACATTTTCGGTAATCAGCGTTATTCCAGCGGAAGGGCGGCAGGAAGAATAATTGAATACCCAAAAGGACCATATGTCGTACATCCTCCCTCCCATGCCATTCAAACAGCAGCACGTTGGATGGCGAATGGCAGGATGCAAAGGGTTATTAAGCTGACCTTAGAGGCTTTCCCTTTTGGTAATTATATTATAACGGATCAAAGGTAGGTGGTGCTCTTGTTTGATCCGGAAAAAGACCTTGCATCCGTTCAGAATGTGTTTCTTAATGACACCGAAATACTTGATCTTATGAGTTTAAATACTGCAACGCCGCTTGAGAAAGCAAAACATATTATTAAGCGAAGTCAGTATGGTGATCTCTCAGGCGGAGAAAAACGACTTTGTATTTTTTTTGTACCATCACGTCTCACCAGGAATGAAGCCTTTCTTGAAGAGGTAATTCAAGTTGATTGCCATGTTCCAATCAGTCAGGATTATATAGCACACAGAATTCAAAAACGAGTTAAAGAATTACTGCACAAAAAGAAATTTAACAATCGGTATCTGAAATATGAAGGGCAGCTTGGTGAACTTCCCACCGCAAATGGCTTTTTTTGTGTTGGGAGTCGATTCAAATTCTACCGTGTGATATGAAAGGAGTTGAGAATTTATGCAACCCATTTATTTTAACAAAGCTGGAAAACTCATGCTGAATAAATATGTAAATGGCGTTCCAGTAAAAAGCCCGGAAACATCTTACTTTAGAAACGGTGTTGTGCAGTCTATTACTGGAAACATTACGATTAATGGTTCACCCATAGCAGACGGTAAC